TTTTGTGTTTGCGCGTGTCGGATTCATAGACGACCTCTCCTTTCAGCAGGACGGGGTTTTTGGCCTTGAGTACCGCTGCGGTATATACCGGATGCTGAATCCGGCTCTGAATGGTTTTACTCATATCTGAAATCAAGTTATCGTATTCCTTTGTCGCTTATTCTCGTGAAAAAGACGTAGCTTGTATGGCGAATGTCAGAGGTGCCGTAACTTCTCCTGCATTATCTACCCCTGAAAACATAATATTCGAACATTTATTAGTCTTGTCGGTAGCTGTAGATATGTATATCGTTGTGCATGTTCCTCCGGGAGCGCGAAAAGCAGCCGGTGTGAGTACGGACCCGATGATAAAACCGGGAAGCGTGAATTTGGCAGTTTTGAGTCCTCCGAATTGGACGCTTTTGATAATGAACAAGACAAATCCGGGAACGACTTTCACCATTACTCCCGATGCAGACATACTGACTTGATCGACAATTTCTACCTCTTCGTATCCTTCACCCGGTAAGGAGAGTATATCATCAGTAATTCCGTCAAGCTTCTTCTTGTCAGCCGCCGACATCAGCCCGTTGGCCGATTGGGTGGCGACGGCCGTCGATGCCTTACCGTTCCAGGTCGTTTTCTCCGTGTCGGTCACGAAACGGTGCGTCGAATCCTGTACGATTACCGAAGCGGGATGCGTGGCCGGATGCTGGTAGTTGTTCGCCCCGGCAGCCACGCCGTCAAGTTTCTTCTTGTCTGCCGCCGACATCAGACCGTTGGCCGATTGGGTGACGACGGCCGTCGATGCCTTGCCGTTCCAAGTCGTTTTCTCCGTGTCGGTCACGAAACGGTGCGTGGTGTCTTGGGTAATGTCTGCGGCCGAAATAGGCCCCTCAAAATTTCCCCCCCCATACGGGAGGGTGTTCCAGGCAGTGGAACCATCTCCGATTTTGTATTTACACGTGTCCGATTCATAGACGACCTCTCCTTTCAGCAGAACGGGGTTCTTGGCCTTGAGTACCGCTGCGGTATATACCGAATGCTGAATCCGGCTCTGAATGGTTTTGCTCATCTTGAAAATACTGTTTGTTTGATGGCTCTTGTTGTTTCGTTAAAGTTTATATAAAAAAAGCAGAGTGCCTCTTATGGTTCGACCACCGATGAGTTTGGACTATTAGAATCTCACGAATGTGAAACTCATATCAGAGGTCCCCCGCTCAATAAAGTGCTTATCTCAAAAAATATCCGGAACCTACATTAGAGCAACATGCTTTGAAATACGAACGATTTCCTTCGATACGCTTTTCCGGTTTTCCCGTAAACATCACAATCCCGCAACGAACCGATGCAAACTGTTTTATCAAACCATACTTATCTTTACCCATATTTAATTTCGTGTCGGTGCTCGTGCCGTTATGAATGATTAACCGTATATTTTGGGCGTATGTACTATCTGCTACCTCCTCAATAAATCGGGCACAGATAGTGCGAACCTTGTTGACGCGCATCCACCCATTCGATGCCTTTGCTTGCTCGATATCGAAAGGTATCGGCGATAGCTTTTCGACTGCCCATTCAGGTTTCGGGAAATCATCGGTATCGACGAGGTGATAACCGATATCATCCGGCCGATCCCGATAGGGCATCACTCTTCGATCCTTTCGATTTCTCCGGCGCTTGTAACGAATGAATCCGATATAACACTGAGCCAAGATCGGATCATCTAAAGAACAGCTTGGTTTTATGAGGAATGAACCTTCACTGACCTTCCATATCAGATTCGGAACAGAAGGTGACACCGCATTCCATCGGTCTTTTTCCGTATCGGTCACGAAACGGTGCGAGGCATCCTGCTCGACGTTCGCCGCCGGAATCGTGTCGGGCGTATCGCCTCCCCCGGCATAGGGCAGGCTGTTCCAGGCCGTCGTCCCGTCACCGACCTTGTGCTTGCGCGTATCGGATTCATAAACGACCTCGCCCTTGAGCAGGACGGGATTCTTGGCGGCAAGTGTCTCCGCCGTATAGACCGGAAGCTGTGTCCGGGTTTGGATTGTCATTTTTGCTGCCATAGCGTCAATTCATTCCGGGGATTGAACATTGGATGACCAGCTCGCCGCCCGTCAGGTCGTCGAGCTTCTTCTTGTCTGCCGCCGACATCAGACCGTTGGCCGATTGGGTGGCGACAGTCGTCGATGCCTTGCCGTTCCAGGTCGTTTTCTCGGAGTCGGTCACGAAGCGGTGCGTCGAATCCTGTACGATTACCGAAGCGGGATGCGTGGCCGGATGCTGGTAGTTGTTCGCCCCGGCAGCCACGCCGTCAAGTTTCTTCTTGTCTGCCGCCGACATCAGACCGTTGGCCGATTGGGTGACGACGGCCGTCGATGCCTTGCCGTTCCAAGTCGTTTTCTCCGTGTCGGTCACGAAACGGTGCGAGACATCCTGTTCGATCATCGTCGCCGGATGTGTGGCCGGGTGCTGGTAGTTGTTCGCTCCGGCGGCCACACCCGCGAGTTTCGCCTTCTCCTCCGAGGTGTAGTCTTCGGTAGAAAGGCCCTTGCCCGCAACCTTATCGACCTTCTGGCCGATCTGCGTGGCAACGGTCGTAGCGAAATTCGGATCGTTGCCCAGGGCGGCCGACAGCTCCTTGAGCGTGTCGAGCGCCGCAGGGCTGCCGTCCACCAGTTCGGCGATGGCCTTATCCACGTATGCCTTTGCCGATTCGAGCGTCGTGCGGTCCCCGCTCTCACGAGCGGATTTCTCCGAAGCCACGGCCGCATCGGCGTGGCTGTTGGCCGACTGAAGCGTCGCAGCATCGCCCTGCCCGCGCTTCTGGGCCTCGTCCGCCACGGAGGTGTCGGTGTAGGTCTTGGCCGAAGAAAGGGTCGTGGCGTCGCCTTGCGTTCGTTCCTCGGCTTCCGCTGCGACAGAGGTATCGGTATAGTTTTTCGCGGCTTGAAGTGTTGTCGCATCGCCCTGTTCACGCTTGCCGGCTTCGGCTGCAACAGAGGTGTCGGTATAGGATTTGGCCGAGGAGAGCGTCGCGGCATCGCCCGCGGCCAGCTCCCTGCGGATCGCGGCCTCTTCATCTTTGGCACGTTCGATCTCGTCGTCGAGTCTGCCGTCGAGCGCCTCGATGTCGTTTTGAACTTCATTGAACGCCTTCTCGGAGGAGGCGACATGGGCGGAAAGGTCGGTGGTTACTTTCTGCACTTTCTTCTCCAGCTCCCGCCCTTCGGCCGTACTGTATTTCCCGTTGAGCTGGTCGGTAAGTCCCTCGACCCCGCTCATCGGGATTTTGTCCTCGGTCTTATGGAAGAAGCTGTCGAAGAGGTCCGAGAACTGCTCGGCCGTCGGGTACATTCCCCGGCCGAACCATTTGCGCAGCTGCGCACGTACTCTGATTGCCATTCTGTAATCGCGTGATAAGAATTTTACTTCGTCCGCATGACATAGGCCAGCGTGTAATAGGGCGGTCGGTTCTCGTGCGAGCTGCCGCCGCCCGTGCGGTCCGTCGTTCCGAAGGGCGTCGTGCGGTCATGCCACGACACGGCCTCGGGATAGGAGTTGTTGCCGCCGCTGCGCCAGCTGCCGTTACCTCCGGTCCAAAGATTCTCCCCGTGTGCGTGCGAAGGTATCTCATCGACGGTGAGCGTGTGTTTCTTCTCGCCGCCCACCTTGCCGTAGCTGCCGTAGTCGGCATCGCTGACGTTGTAACCCACCACGAAGCGGCCGCGCAGGTCGGGCAGGCGGAAATAGCCGCTCGTGGTCGAGAGCTTCCGGCCGTTGCAGTCGTAGGCATTGTTGTAGGTGCTGCCGATGGCCTTGTAGAGTTCGGGGTACTCCGACTGCTTGAGCTGCTGCCCTTCGCAAAGGGCGTAGCCGTCGGGGATACGGGATCCTGCCCAGATTTCGACCATGCCCAGCGGTGTGCGCTGAATCTTGGCCAGGGCGGTCTGCAACGCCACGATCTGCGCTTCGAGTTCGGGCAGCGACTGCGCCTCGCGGAAGTCCTCCCATTTGTAGTTCTCCTCGCCGACGCCCGGAGCCAGCGACCGCTCGACGTAGGCTTGCGGATATTCGTACCCCTGGGCCTGTACCGGGATCGCGGCTTGTTTGAGGTACATACCGCCCGAAATGGAGCCGCCCTCCCAGTAGAGCACCTCCCCCTCGGGGTGTTCCTTCGTGCGCAGGAACACGTAGCCCTCGTTCCGCTGCGTGCCGCCGCCCGTGAGTGCGCATCCCAGCAGGATCGCCTTGTCGCCCGCCAGGTTGCCGATGATCGACACCACGTGCGCGTTGGTCTGCATGTAGTCGAGCATCTCGCAGTCGGCCGGAAAGTCTTTGTTCGATTGCAGGAGGAACCTGCCCTGTATCTGTTTCATCGTCAAATGTAGTTTATGGAGAATCGTTTCGAAGCCAGCTTGTACGCATCCACCACGGCCCGGACCTGCGTGATGTCCAGCTTGTCGTAGAGCGCCAGCGGGATATTCACCCAGAAGTCGTAGCCGCTCACCCCGCCGTAGCCGCGGCGGTTGAGAATCAGGATTCGGCCCGATCCGCGGCGCGGGACCAGCACCTCGGCGTCCTCCTCGCGTTTGTGCAGGGTGATGAAGCCCACGTTTTCGACCGTTTCGGTGATTGTGATCCTTCGGTCGATGGGATCGAACTTGTCGTTCAGCAGCGCCCGCAGGTAGCACACCTGGCCGTTGTGTTCGAGGCGGTAGTCGCTCTCGCGCTTCCAGAGGATGAACCGCGTGTGCAGGTATTGCAGGGGCGACACGGCGGCGTAGGCCATCGCGGCGAAGAGTGGCCGCCGCCAGAAGGTCGGCAGCAGCAGGAGCGCCAGGCGCTTGAAGTTCACGTCGTACTTATCCATTGTATGCCTTCATATTGAGTACGACGTCGCCCATCTCGAAATAGCCCGCGGCCGGGATGCACCGCGCGTCGATCGTAACCAGCACCTCCTCGCCTGCCGCGACGGTCGTCGCCCCGCGGAACTCCACGATCCGCACGCCGTCGAGCGTCTGGAGCGCATCGACGAGCGCCATGTTGGTATATTCGCCATTGAAGGGCAGGTTCTCGATGTAGTTGCGGACAGCCTCCCGACAGGCGCTCTCGACCGTTTCGGCCACGAGCATCGGGTCGTAGTACACGTCCGCCTCGCAGTTGAAGCGGTCGGGGTCGATGTTCACCAGCGCCGTGCGCACGCCCGCGTCCTTGATCTCGGCGATGTAGGCCGCAAGCTGCGCCTCGGTCTCGGCGTCGAGCCTGCACCGCTTGCCGTCCTTCTCGCCCGCGACCTTGATCGTCAGGAGCGAAGCGTCCCGGTTCTCGACCGCCACGGCGTGCTTGACCACCCGTGCCGCCGCGATGGCGTCCTCGGTCATCCCCTCAGTGTCGTAGCGGTCCGTGTCCGCGATCAGCGTCTTGCCCTTCATGAACGCAAGCACCTTGTCGCGGTACCACCGCGGACGGTGCGGGATGATCTCCTCGATGCGTGTGTCCACCTCGCCCTTGTACGTGTCGAAGAGCTTCTCCAGCGTCCACGCCGCAACGGCGAAAATGTAGAACAGAATGCTTTCTATCGACAAAATGCCAAAATGCGCAGAGAAACTATCCCCTGCGGTGAATCCATATACTTTTGCAGCCGATTCGTTGCGCATGAAATCCGCGCAGATCGTTTCCTTGATTTCCTCGATCGTTCTCATCGTACCATAAAGTCTATCTCGATACCCATAAATCCGATACCGCCGTAAGGTGCCATTGATATCTCGTCGGAGGAAAGCTCCGTCGCCGGGCGGATGTGTTGCGCTTCATATCGTGCCAGTACGGAATTATCGACCACCGGAACCGTTTCGAGAGACGCCTCCGGTGCCAGCGGTTCGGAGATGCTCGTGCCGTTTGCCGCTGCGAGGTCGAAGGCCGCCTCTACGCCGCCGCTGGTTTGTACCGCTATGTCGAGCAGGCTTTGCCTATCTTGAGGTGTAATCCGTGCCATTATTATTCTATCGTTATCAATCCGTCTTTGACTTCGACATGCGACACGGACAATCCGCACACCTGCAACATCGCTTTTGTATCTGCTGTCCACGTCGGATTATAGGTTCCGCCGAGCATCTTGAGGGTTTCGGCTCCGAGCAGTGGGAACTCCTTGAACTCCCCACGCATGGCCTGAAGCACCGCTTCGGCCGTCTGCGCCGTCGTATCACCCACGACCAGCGCACCGCTGCGGACCATCAAGTCGCCCGTTTCGGGGTCTATCATTATCCCTCGCATCGCCTCAATGTTTTACCTTCGCGTCCTCGTAGTCCGAAGCCCTGACCTCGGGCATAGCCTGAGTGACGGCCGGAACCACGACCGGGGCGGGGTTCGACTGCGCCGCCGCGGTTCCTGTGACGGGTACCCCTCCGACGGGTATCGTATGCGTATGGGTGTTGAACGCCCGGATCAGCTCGTTGAACTTCTCCGTGAGCTGTTCGATTTTCAGTAGTCCCCCGAGCTTCCCGCCGTTGAACTGCACCCCCTCGGGAGTGATTCGGAAGGAGGTGTCGCTGAGGGAGGCGTCCATCACCTCGGCGTCCACGGTGATCCGCGTCTTGCCTATCGAGAGCTGGGCCTTGTCGATCTTGTCGCACAGGACCACGGCCGCCACGGCCGGGGTGATGAACGCCACGATGACGTAACTGCCCACGGCAGGGAAACAGACGACGCCGGTGTCCCCCTCCTGATTGGCCTGGAGGTTCACGCCCACGAGCGGAGCGCTCTCGTCGAGAGGCGTGCAGTCCACCGTGCGGGCCTTCTCGTCCACGCTATCCACGGTGCAAACCTTACAATAGATTTCGGAGCCCATCATGGCGAGCCTCCGTATGGCTTCTGCGAGTGTCATTCTGCGACTTTTTGTCCTATGGTTATTTCTTGTCGGAATCCTCCGGTTCCGTACTTGATCACGTTCTTCTGCACTTGATAGATTCCACGGCGCACGCCATCGATCTTGATTCCGATATGGTCGAGTTTGTCGATCAGCACGGCCCCGAATGTGGTAAAGGCTCCTTTAAGACCATCGCGTTTGAGGCGGCGAAGCTCCTGTTCCGCCCATGCCTTGAGTTCTTGCTCGGTCTTGTTGTAGGTGTGCAGCGTCCGCTTCTCTCCGTCGGCATCCCCCACGTCGATACGGATTCGTTTGTTGTCCGGTTGCAGGGATATGGCCCGCACTTTGATCTTCACGTCTGCCGCTGTCTGTGTGTCGAGTTGTGTGTCGTCGATCAGGTTCACTCCGGTAGCGAACACCTGACGGCAGGCCGCCTCCCGCTCGAACAGCACGCCGCAATACAATACGGGGGTGTCGTTCTCGATGAGGAAGAAGGAGCGAATACCGCCCTGATCCTTGAGCTGCCCGAGCAGTTCAGTCACGGTATTCGCTGTCACGCGGTATTGTCCGATGTGCTGCTCGCCGAATACCCTGAACTGCACGCCGAGTTCTTGATCCCGGAGTATCTGTTCCACCGTGGCCGACTTATAGGAGAGTTTTTTCGCCTCTTTCTGCTTGAGTTGAAACATATAATCTTCGCAATGAATTTCGATCGGGGTTTTCAGCCCTATCGTGGTGACGAATCCCCGAAAGGCAAGCTCCAGTTCGTCATCATATCCCAGCCATACGGTCACTTCGTCGCCTCGCTTGATCGGGATGTACTCTTCGTTCTGCCAACGCACCTTCTTCGGGAGCTTCAGCACGCACGTATCCGTGAGCGTGTCCGTGTCGCGGGTGATCTCCACTTCGGCGACCTTATCGAACTCCCACTTCTTGCCCGTGCCTTTGATTTCGATTTTGGCGGTCAGTTTGAACATCGTTTGAATGACGGTTAAACGGCGTTTAATACTCGGTACATTTGATTACATAATCTTCATCGGAGAAGGCCCGCACGTCGATCGTCTGGCGGTTCGACCATGTTTCCTGATTGAGCGAGAACCTCGACACTACGATGCGCGAAATGCCGAACAACTCGAAGAAGGTGCTCGATACTTTCACGGCTTGATTTTCGTCGAGAAACTTCTTTACCTCCCTAATCCCCGCTTCGGGATATTCGTCCACGATCACCCCGTCGCGCACGGCCACGATACCCACTGAAAGCGATATCGAATAATCGCCCAGACAGATGTATTCCTTGATCGTACCGCCCAGTCCCACGAGTTGCGTGCGGATGATGTGTTTCTCCTGCGAGATGTTCACCGTGGCGTCGTTGATGACCAACGTGCTTTTATCTTCGCGGGTCAATACGAGTTTAGTCAGGGCATAACGCGATTCCCAATATTTGGATTCGGTAATCGGTAAAGAGAGTCCCTTTCCTGCGATTTCACCGCCGTGTCCCTCCCATGAAGGTTTTTTTGCATTTTCCTGCGATGGCTGGAATCGACACAAGGCCAGACGTGCCTGTTGTGCGACACCTGCGGCGACGAACGCAAAACTTATCGGTTGGAACGTTCCCATCATCCTGCAAAGTTTATATCGTTTACGGCGGCTACCACGGCCTCGGTAATCATATCTTTCACCCGGCCGACATCCTCGCGCAAGTTCGTCGTGTGGACTTCAAAACGGTCGATCAGCTTGTCGATATGTACGGTGATGTTGCGTATTTTGTCGGTCTTCGGCGCTGCGGCCGCAACGGTGGCTCCGGAGGTCTGCAACCCTGCGGCAAGCGGATCAGGCGTCGGCAGTACACCATCCGAGGACGGTTCTCCTGCAGATGCTTTTTCTTTGGCCGCGGCTTCGGCTTTCGAGCGGGCGATCTCTTCGTCATAGGCTTTCGTGAAGGCCGAGCCGACTTCGGCTCCGAACTCCGAAAATCCGCCTTTCATGCGCTGGATCGCATCTCGTATGCCCTTGCCGTCGAACTTGAACGCCGCGACGATCAGGTCGCCGATCCCGCCGAAAACGTTTTTCGCAAGGTCCCAAATACCCGAAAACACAGCTTTGAACGAAGCCCACAACCCCTTGAGCGTTGCACGGAATTTGACCGAAGTATTCCAAAAATGAATGCCGATTGCCGCAAGCGCAGCGATTGCCGCTGCGATCCAGCCGACGATCGGGATGCTCATGATCGCAGCGCTCACGGCCCGACATGCCGTTACGGCCGCCAGTTTGAACGTCGCAAAGCCCGTAGAGGCGATCCCTGCGAATGTCGCCGATGCCGTACCGCCTGTTACCAACGAAAGGATATACGCGCCGAGGGCCTTGATTCCCGACCAAAGTCCGACGGTAGCGAACCGCACTGCGGCGACAGTAGCCTGGAGGATGTTCCTCCCGAATCCCAGCGCCTGAACCTTGCCAATACTCAAATAGCCGTTATACATCTGAAGTGAGAAGATCGCGCCGCTCATGGCTCCGATCGTGCTGCGCCACATCCCCGCGAAATTCAACGTTCGAATGAAGGCGATACCCTTACCAATCCCGATGAGTAGCGGCGTGATCTGTGCCAGCGGCACGAGCGAGCTGACGACGACCTCGACCCAAATGCCCCAGTCGCCCGAGGCGTTGAACAGCGAGATTTTAAGGTCGTCGAACCGTGCACGGACACGCGAGAGTCGTTCGTTATAGCTCTCCATGATGATCCCGGCCTGCTCGACGGCCGTGTTCGTCCCGGTGATAGCTCCTTCGTAGCGACGGATTTCGTCAATGCCCTGCACGAGAGCCATCGCCGCGTTGCTGTTCTCCATGCCGAAAAGCTGAGAGAAAAGCGCCGAATCCTTGAGGACGACTTTCAGTGGCTCAAGGCGCTCGGCCAGCGTCCGCGTCTTGTCCGTCAGCAGCCCGATGTCCACCCCTGCGGCCTGCAGCTCTTTGAGCGTCTCCTTCGGAAGGAACCGCCCGCGGCTCAGGATCATCATGACGTTACGCAGCGCGACGCCGCCTTCGGCGCCTTTCTTTCCGGCCTTGTCGAGCACCTGGATCGCAGCGTTGGTCTCCTCGAACGACACTCCGGCGCCTTTGGCTGCCATGCCGCATTGCTCGAGGGCCACCTTGATGGCCGGAAGTTCGGCGGAACCCTCCTTGCCCGCGGCGGCCATGACGTTCATCATCTCGGCCATGCGGCGTGCCGCCTCCATCGGGTCGGACAGCGAGACGCCGTACTGGTTCATCGCCGTGGTCAGCACCTCGGCGGCAGCCGTGGCATCGCCGCCCATCGTCTTGCTCAGGACGGCAATATTGTCGCCCATAGCGCGGAGCGCATCGGGGTATTTCGCCAGCTCGGGCGAAAGCTGCGAAAGCAGCAACTTGTAGGACTCGACCGATTGCGCTGCCGAGCCGCCGAAGGTCTTGGCCGTTTCGCGGGCATACCCCTCGATCCGGCGGAGGCTCTCGCCTGTCTCGCCCGATATGGCCGAAAGATCGGCCAGCGATGCGTTGAGCGCGGCACCCGGTTGCAGGGCCTCCTGCATCGTGCGGCCCACGCCCTCGACGTACTGCGTGAACTGGTTCAACGCGAGCAGCTTGCCTTCGAAGCTGTCCCACAACCCCGCGGACTTGCGGATGTTGTCGTTGAGCTTCTCCACGTTCTGGGAGATGCCCTGCACGACGACATCGCAGTTGCCCGTGATGTTGAAGGAGTAGTTGAAAGAATAGTTGCTCATCGTTTACCCGGCTCCTCGTCCGAGGAGAATAGACGTCCTAAAAGTTCTGCGAAATTGCGCAGCCGTCGGCGCTCCAGCCATACGGCCTGCTGGTACAATGCGGCCCACTCTTCATAGGAGAGCGTGCCAGGGTCGATATGAAACGCGGCCCGGATCAGGGCGCACCCCTTCGGGATGGACTGTTTGTCGTCGTCCGAAAGGGCGTGCGCCCCTACAAGTTTTTTAACTCCGTATGACAGGTAGCGAACAGCTCACCCAGCGCCCCGAGTGCCGAGGTCTTGAGGATCGCGTCGTTCTGCACCAGCGGGCTGCCGCCGAGCCAGCAGTTCTTGAACATCACCTCGGCGCCCTTGAGTTCATCCTGTCGGCTCACGGCGCTGACGGCCGACATGGTATCCATCGACGGACGGCGGAAATAGCCGATGTGGTGTTCCCCGGCCATGTCGTCGTAGATATCTACGGCCACGACGCGGCCGTGGGCCTGCTTCCAAGACTGCCTCACTTCGTCCGTCACACCTCCGTCGAAGACGGGATACCCGGCACGCACGGCGGCCAATTCTTTCTGCTCTTGCTGTTGTTTGTTTTCCATAGTCGAAAAAAATAGGTCGTTTGTTAGGCTTTCGGCTGGCCCCACTCGATATGAGAGGGGATCAGCGTGAGTTCGATCTGCTGGTTCAGGTCGCCCTCCTTCCAATCCACCTTATTTTCGGTAAACTGGCAGTTGCGGATTTTGTCCGTCGAGATGATGCCGCTCTCGGGCAGGTACGACACCGTGATGTCGAAAGGTGCGATGTCCTGCAGGCGACCGTTCGGAGCTTGGCTTTGCAGGGTGACCACTTCACTCTTGTAAAGGGTGATCGAGGCCGTGGGAGTGATGCGTCCCCTCGAACGGGACACTGGATGCCGTCCGGCACCGTAGTTGTTCTGCACGTCCTGGCTGTCGCCGTATTTGATTGCGGTGATACCGACGAACGGCACACCGTTGGCCGCAGCGACAATATCGCCCCAACTGTACTCCACGCCGTTGATCAGCGGAATAGAGGTTGTAACGCTCATTGTATTCTGATTTTAGCGGTTAGACACTCTCGGCATAACCGATTTTCACTTTGATACATCGCACGACACCGACGCCGACAGGACGGATGACGATCTCGATTTCGGAGGTGGCGAGCACGTTCTGATCAGGATCGATCTCGGCCACGTAACCGCTCAGTTCGCCCGCCTTCTCCATATCCTCGAGGGCCTTCTGCGCCGTGGTCTGCAAATATTCGACGCTGTGCGTTTGCAGTTGCCCCGTTGATTTGTCTATGTACACATTCCCGCCCAGTTTCGGTAGCAGGTAGGTACGGATGCCCCGCACGGCCTTATCCATCGTGCGGACGTTCTCGATGTAGGCATAGTCGCTCGTGGCATCGTCCATCGTGTGCGAATCGTTCAGGTACGAGCCCGACAGTCCGGAGTAGGTCACGAAGAACAGGTAGCGGGCCGCATCGAGCGATTCGACCACAGCGCGGTCGAGTGCCGTAAGCAGCGTGCCGTCCCCGAAGGCGGGAACGTCGATGCCCGCGGGGAACTTCTCGATCCACGCGGGGGATTCGTGCACGGAAGCCAGAGAAACGATGCCGAGCAGGACGCCCAGCCCCGAAACGGAGGCTTTCGCCGTCGTGTTATCTTCGTCCGCATAGAGCGTCGCCCCCGTGGAGCTTCCGGCCTGGCCGATGATGACCGACACGCGCTCCTTGTCCCCTGCGACATCCGTTGGCAGAGATGCGACGGCCGCAACTTTCGGGGCGTAGAGGATACTCAGCGGCATGTCCTGCCCCTCAAGCGTCGCGGCGACACCCTGCAGGGCCGTAAGGCTCTCCTTCGAGAATGCCACGTCGCCTTCCCAAATGCCGAGTTGTCGGAGCCGACCTCCGGCGAAGTTCTGCATCTTCTTCGTATCGGCATAGGTGTTGGCACCTTCAGCTTTCGGGAAGATACCCACGTAGAGGCTGATGGCCGGATTGATGCGGAAGATTTCCGAGAGCTGGTAATGCACGAGGCGAATGCTCCACTCCTCGGCGTCAGCGGTGATCCCGAGCTTCTCGGCCGTTTCGATCTGCGAAATGGCCTTGATACGCTCCGTTTCGGTAAATCCCGACGGCAGCGTGTCCATGTAGAACATGATCCCCGAGATGTGGTCTTCGCCCGCCAGCTTGCGGGGAATGTTGCCGTTTGTACGTTCGAATGTTAAGGACTGCATCAGGCTTTGTTTTTTTGATTGATTACTTCGACAACGGTCGTGTCCTTGAGCGTGCGTCCGTAATTGACGGCGTCGCATCGGTTGAAGAAGGCCGTGCCGTCCGAGGCCACATGTACGGCCTTGCGGTCGGGGTAGCTGCGGAACACTTCGCGGGCGACGCGCTGCGCGGCACTCTCGCGGACGGTCGCGGGAGCTTTGGCTACACCCCTTGTGTTTTTTTGGGTGTCCTTCGAAAGGGCTGCGGACTTCCCGTCGGGAGCCTTGTCGGAGATATCGTCTGCGGGCTTTTCCACGGGTTCCGAAACCGGAGCATCGGAGGCGTCTCCCGCAGGAATCGCTGCGGTAGCTTCCATCGCATCCTGGACGGCCTGTGCAGCATCCTGTAACTGCGCAGCTGCTGCAATATTTGTATTTTTCTTTCGTGCCATTGTCAAATGGTGTTTAGCGTTTCTTGAAAAGTTTGTAGGAGCCATAGGTTACGACCAGCAGCCCGATAATACACAAGACGTATTGCCATACTGTAAGTCCGCGTCGTCGGGCCATATCGAGATTTGTTTCGACGGCTTCCTGCTGGGAAGTATTTCCTTCTGTCCGAAGCTGCTGCTTGGTATGGTCACTGCCGAGGGTCGTGTCGGCCCGGATTCGATGTTCGGTCTGTCGCACATGGTTCGTCTCGTTGGTGGAATCCGTAAGGCGCCGCCGTTGGGTGGTCTCCCGCCGCAGGGGCGGTGTTCCGGTCAGCGTATCGACCGGACGGGAGGTGTCGTACTCCCGTGTGACGGTTTCGATCTCCTCTCCGACAACTCTGTGCAGATGCTGCTCGCCGTCGAAACTCCGGAGCAGCTCCTCGCACAGTGCCCGAAAAAACAGGCTGTCATGCGTCAATAGTTCCTCGCGGAGCGCTTGTGCCTGCAACTCACTCCTTGCGTGGCTCTGCATCGTCGCCGTCCGCTTCATCGGCGAGCAGCTCGCGGTTGACAGGACACTCAGTAGAATGAGGGCAGGCAGGTATTTTCTCCACAGCCCGACGAAATTTATTGACATCATGCCGTAGGTTTTTGATCTCCGTTTTCAGCGGTTTAACGATCTGCTCCAGCAGAATTTCATTTCCCTGGCGGACATTGTCGAGCTCTACACCTTGATTGTCGGCTCGCTTCTTCGCCACGTCGGCACGCAAGCTCTTAACCTCGGCCATATATTTTTGTCGTGTGAATATCGAGCCGAGCCACGCACTCAACGGGGTGGCGACAATCGCCACAAGGGCAAGGATTACTTCTGTTGTCATTGTTCTATTCCGAGCGTTTTCAGCCAGGCCCCGACGTCGAACGACGGGCAGGCTTTATGGACGGACGGAAGGTCGCGGTGGCCGACGATCCGCACCCCGGGGTGTGCCGCGTGGAAGTCGATAACGTAGCGTGCGAGCGCCTCTCTCTGCGCGTGCGTCCGGGTATCCTTCGGCGTCCTGCCGTCCGGGGCCACGCCTCCGGCGTAGACGATGTGCCGGGATACTCCGTTGTAGCCAGCCGCGCCATTCGTTATTTCCCACGGGTCCACGAAGGTATCTTCGTTGTTATCGACCAACCGCTCTACCGTCCCGTCCAAGTGGATAAGGTCCGTATATCCTACCTGCTTCCAGCCCCGGCCTCCCTCCGAGGGCGGGGAGGTGTGCCACCGCCGAATGTCGGCAGCCGACACCTCGCGCCCTTCGGGGGTCGCGGTGCAATGGATGACCAGATATTGCAGGGTCTTTTTCATTCTTTCGGTTTTTTACTCGGAGTCCGCCTCCGCTGCCTTCGCCGCCTCGACCTTCGCGCTCACGATGGCGCCGAAGCCTTCGTTGCGCAACGGCAGGCAGATCGTATAGGTGCGCATCGAGAAGAGGTTGCGCTGGTTCTCCGGGTCGCTCGACGCCTCGCGCAGGTAGGACTTCGTCGAGCCGTCGGCACGCATCGCACGCTTGGTAGTGAAGGCCACCGACGACTGGCGGTCGTTTTCGCCCACGACGGCGCCGTAGGCTTTCTTCTTGAGCGTCGTCGTGTCGTAGTAGGGGCACTCGTCGTACTCGTAGACGTCGAAGCCGTACATCTTGGCGATCTTGCCCGTGGTGTAGTCGTACACCTGCTTCTCGAAGCGCTGATCGGTTTCCAGCAAGTCGGCAACGTGATCCGCGCACAGGACGAGGATACGGCCCTCTTTCGGAATTTTCAGCTTGTCGAACTTCTTCTTGAGCGCCACGATGTCCGCACGGGTCAGCTTCTTGCGTCCGTCGGCCGTAGCTTCTCCCGTCGTCACGAGAACCGGAGTCTTGGCAGCATTCTCCGCGGGAGCCAGCGAGTGAATCGCCCGCGAATACTTCTTCTCGAAGAACTGGTCCTTGTGCTTCTCGATCACCAGGGCCATCTTGTCGTAGCTAATGGCGTGCAGCTCGTCGTCGGTGACGGGCGTAGGACGCGACTGGAACTTGTCCAGCTCGACGGCCTTGTCGCCGTCCGGGAGGTCCTGAACCGTCAGCGGGTAAGTCGTATTGTTCACCAGAATCTCGGGATCGGCGCCCACATCGACGAAGTGGATCACGTCATGCTTCACATAGGCGTCGTAGGAGCGGATGGCTTGATACCAGCCGATGCTCTCGGCCGACGTGCGGAACGCCTTGATAAGCTCCCCGGTCCACACTTCGGTGTAGATGCCGGCGCCCAGAGCACCCGAGGGCAGCAGGCCACCGCAAAGCCCCGATACCAGGGCAACGCCATTCACGGTTGCAACACCCGCAAGCGGGGCGAAGTCGAGGGCGCAGGCAAGCGTCGCTCCGATCGCGGAGTTGATGCCTATCGCCGTAAAGAGGCCCAGGAGGGCCAAAAGGATTTTTCTCATTCGTGGAAAAAGTTAGAGTTAGTCGTTCATGAAGTCCGGGGCCACGCCGTAGTGGGCCTTGAACGCTTGGACGTACTGCGTGGGGTTCTCACGGCGCAGGGTCATCTTCTCCTCGTCGGAGAGTTTGTCCCACGCGAGCGTCTGGTGTCCGTTTCCAGAGCCCTTTTCGTCAATGAAGTCCGAAGGGCGTCGGGCGGGTGTCATCATCGAGAGCGTGTCACGCGTTTCAATGCCCGCCTTCTTGCCCAATTCGAGCATCTTTGGCTCTTGGGCCTCGGTGATCAGGCCCCTTTCGCGTGCAGCAGTGACGGTATCCGTGATACGGGCCAGCGTGAGTGTGTCGTTTTGAGCCTTGAGCGCCTGGATCGCGCTGACGGCATCCGCCTCGGTCGCCGTCGTCGGAAGACCGAGGGTCATCAAAATCTCATTCATCTGAAAAGTCGTGTTTTTGGGTTTGTCGTCGGGTTTGAGTAAGGGCAACAGATCGTTGTCTTCGTCTTTTGCAAGGGTGAGCTGCTTACCATCGTTATACAGGCGGACTTGCAAGGCGTCGTCGTTGGCTCCCACGTCCACGATGGAAACTTCGAAAAGTCTGGACCGTATGATAGTCGGGCGGGTCTGCCCCTGCACCAGGTATTGCGGATCGTCGGAACATTCGATGATGTCGATGCCCGCCGAAAGCATCCGCAGCGTACCGCGTTCCCATTTGGCGGCAATGACCTTCTCTTCCTCGGTGTCCTTGTCGATTTTCGGAGTTCCGAAAATCTTGTCGCCCTCTACGCGGATATTCTCCATGATGCCGATGGGAATGTCCTCGCGGGAACCGCGCCGATGCATGTACAACACGATGGGGTTCTTTTTATACTGTTCGATGTCGAGCCCTTCGGTAAGAATACGGGTTCCATAAGCGTTCAGGGCGCTGGTGCTGATGACTGCTTCTCGTGCCATTCAATCGTTTTCGGCCCCGGACACCGCCGACACGCAGGTCGGCGGCGCGGATGGCCTCGGATGCAAAAAAGGGTTTGTTGCGGGGACAGGACTCGAACCTGCGACCTTGAGGGAATGAACCTCACGAGCTGCCGACTGCTCCACCCCGCGATTCTGGTGCAAAGATGCAATGTGTAAGTTACAGCAACAATCAGAGTGTAAAAATCTTACACTCTGTTTTCTACACCCTTGTTTAAGGTGCATTTTTGTCCTGTCTAACGCCCCGTCGGGGGATCATTTCATTTTATGAATGGGTAAAAGAATAGCTTCCGAGCTGAAAGAGTTCGCCGAGCTCCTGTACATGCAGGGTACACCGCAGAACATCATCGCCGAGAAGGTCGGCGTGTCGAAAAACACCGTGAACGCATGGGTTACAACAGGATGTTGGGCCGAAAAGAAAATAGCGCAGTCGCTTACCCGCAAGCAAGTCGTGAACAATATCCTGCGCTCGATCAATAATGTCGCCGAGAATCTCGGCAACAACAAGGACATCACCGATATCGGAGGGACCAGCGACCGACTGGCCAAGCTCGCCGCGACGATCAAGACTCTCGACAAGGAAGTATCGGCCGTGGATTATATGGAGTGCTTCATGAATTTCGGGAAGTGGCTCGAGGGGCGCTCGGAAATCGACCCAGAGGTCACACCGCAGCTCTGTATGACGGTGAACGACCTGCAAAACAAATTCGTCATCGAAACGCTCGGTGTCGGTAAAGGCAAATAACGATGGCTTCCAACATAACCAAAACCTTTGCCGAATGGCAGCGGTGGTGCCGAACCGTACAGGAGCGCACGCCTATTCTGCCTGAAGCTCCCGCCGAGAAGCAGGCCCGCATCCGCCGGGCACGGCGCGATTACAATTTCTTCGTCGAATATTACTTCCCGCATTATACCGACGACCCGGCGACAGGCAAGCATACCACGTGCGCCCCGTTCCAGATCGAGGCAGCGAACCGCGTGTTCCGCAACCGCAACTACAAGGGTGTCGAGAAATGGGCACGCGGCCATGCCAAAAGCACCCATTTCGACATCTTCATTCCTATGTGGCTCAAAATTCAGGAGCCGCGCGAGCTGAACGTCATGGTCCTTGTCGGCAAGTCCGAGGAGAATGCCAAGACGCTGCTCGGCGACCTGCAGGCCGAGTTGCAGTTCAACCGACGCTACATCGCCGACTTCGGCGTGCAGTACAACGCAGGCGACTGGCAGGAAGGCCGTTTCGTTACAGCTGACGGTTGCGCCTTCTTCGCACGCGGCCGAGGACAGTCCCCGCGCGGCCTGCGTTACCGCAGCCGACGACCCGACTACATCACAATCGACGACCTCGACGACGACGAGTTGTGCGAGAACGAGAGCCGCGTGAAGCGCCTCACGAACTGGGTCAAGGAGGCCCTGTTCGGTACACTCGACGGCGGTCGCGGGCGGTTCATTATGGTCGGCAACCTCATCAGCAAGAACTCCGTGCTGGCGGCGATGGCCCGCTCCAAAGGCATGTACGTCTCGCAGGTGAACATTCTCGACAAACAGGGCAACGTGTCTTGGGCGGCCAAATGGACACGCGAGGAGGTGCAGCAGATGGCGGACTTCATGGGATACCGCTCCTTCCAGAAGGAGTTCATGAACAACCCCATCACCGAAGGCGCCGTATTCCGGCAGGAGTGGATTCGCTGGCGCGAGCCGCTGCCGCTCAACAAGTACGACTACCTGGTCGCCTACTGCGACCCGTCGTTCAAGAGCTCCTCGAAAAACGACTACAAGGCCATCAAGCTGTGGGGCAAGGTCGGAACCGAGCTTCATTGCCTTGCGGCCTTCGTGCGGCAGTGCTCCGTCGCGGAGATGGTGCGCTGGTTCTACGACCTGCACGAGCGGGTGCCCGAAAACGTCGTGGTCGAATATTACATCGAGGCGAATTTCCTGCAGGACATCCTCCTCGACGAGTTCACGCGCGAGGGCAAGCTGCGCGGATACCAGCTCCCCATCCGCGCCGACCGACGCAAGAAGCCCGACAAGTTCCAGCGCATAGAGGCCATATCGCCCCTCTGGGAGCGCGGATTCGTATTCTACAACGCCCGGATGCAGCGCGACCCCGACATGCTCACGGCCATCGACCAAACCCTCTGCTTCGAGAAGGGGATGTCCGGGCACGACGACGCCCCGGATGCTGACGAAGGAGCGATCTACAAATTACAGCAGCACACCCGCGAACAGGCATTCGTGCCGTCGATCGGGCGCAGACACATATCATCGAAAAGGCTATGGTAAAACTATTCAGGGCGCTGGTATTCCGGCACCGCCTCAAAAAACAGATTCGTCTGGCCGACGAACGCAAGCGTCGGACGGGAAAGAAACAGTTCGTCATCAACCTCGGAGGACGTCCCTTGTGTGTGTCGAAGGAGCGCATCCGGCGATTGGTACGTGAAAGGTTTTATCGGCCTGGCGTGACGGTCGCAGACATTGCGGCCGCAGCGATCTATAAAACCAACTGACGAATGTTTCTCGAAGATAAGGACTACAAGGTCGTATGCACGGACGAGGTGCTCGATATCATCACGCAGAGCGATCCCGAGAATCGTATCCGGGCGGAATTGAGCGCACAAGAGGAGGCCGAAGGTTATCTGCGGTCTCGTTACGACACGCGCAAAGCCTTCGCGCAGCAGGGCGCCGACCGCAACCCGATGCTCGTGCGCATCGTGGTCAGTATCGCCCTCTACTACCTCGGACAGTCATTGCCGCAATACATGGGTGACGAGCAGCGAGAGGCAATGTATAACAATGCTATCGCATGGCTCAAGGATGTCCAAAGCGGAAAGGCCACGCCCGACCTGCCGCTCTACCAATCCGAAGAGGGCGAAGATACGCAGAACCCCGTGCGGTTCGGATCACTTCCGGCCCGCCGATACGGGTATTAAACACTTTTCAAAGACCTGTTAAATACCGATTGAATGGGTAAGAATCGGAATCTCCCGAATAGAAACGATTTTGAGGACAGAACCTACGAGTCGCTGCTCATGGCTGCGCGTACCGCCAAGACCTCCGAGCAGAAGCGCAGCGTTCTCATACAGCTCAAACAGGTGACGGACAACCTCACGCAGAAGGATATCGCCACCTGGCGCACGGCATGGCAGATGGCTATCAACGTCGAGAATCCCAAACGTTCGCAACTCTACGACTGCTACACCGATGCGCTGATCGATCTCCACCTGACGGGCTGCATGGGCCAGCGCGACGGAAAAACCCTGCAAAAGAAGTTCTTCCTACAGACCAAAGACGGGAAAGAGGATGCCGAAGCCCAAAAGATTTTCAAGCGTCAGTGGTTCGCTGATTTCGTGAGTTATGTTCTCGAATCCCGGTATTGGGGGCACTCGCTCATTCAAATGGGTGACGTAACGACAATTAACGGGGTTCGTACTTTTACGGACGTGTCGATCGTGCCCCGTAAACATGTAATCCAGGAGTTCGGCGTTATTGTTAAGGACGCGGGCGACGATCCCCAGCGGGGCGTGAGCTTCCGAACAGGACCGTATTCGAAATGGTGTATTGAGGTCGGGAAACCCCGCGACCTCGGACTACTGCTCAAATGCGTTCCGCAGGCGTTCTCGAAAAAGAACATGCTGGCATATTGGGATGTCTTCGGGGAGCTGTTCGGGATGCCGATCCGCATTGCCAAAACCAATGTTCAAACCAGCTCGGAACGCAGCCGCATCGAAACGATGCTCGAGAATATGGGACCTGCAGCCTGGGGACTTTTCCCCGATGGCACGGATATCGACATCAAGGAGTCGAGTCGCGGCGACGCCTTCAACGTTTACGATCGCCGTATCGACCGGGCCAATTCCGAAATGTCGAAGGGTATCCTGAACCAGACGATGACCATCGACAACGGGTCATCCCTTTCGCAGAGCGAGGTACACCTCGAAATCTTCGAGAATGTCTGTGCGGCCGACGCCACGATGGTCAAAAACATTGTCAATGATAAGCTCATCCCGTTGATGATCGAACACGGGTTCCCGTTGGACGGGATAAGTTTCGACTGGGACGAGGCTGCCTCCTATTCTCCCGCTGAGCGCCGCGAGATGGAGCGTGTGCTGTTGCAATACTACGACGTTGACCCGAAGTACTTCATCGACCGCTACAAAATCCCCATTGTAGGAAAACGCTCGGACGGTTTTTTCGAGTAGGGGCTGATTCTGATAGCGGAAAGGACAGTCCCGAACACAAAACCGCCACACACGCCGCGGGAACGCTCAACTACGCTCTTTTCCGCAGGGCAATGGGTGATCTGTACGACAGCGCCGCACTCACCCTGAAAAAGGACGAAATGCCGCAATTCCGGCACGCTGCATTCGACAAAGCCGCACGGGCTGTGTACGAAAGCGGGGAGTTTTCGCCCGCGATGCTGCGTGACGAGCGCGTGCGGGGACTAATCGACGAGACGAACCGCGTGCTCTCATCCGCGCTCACCGTATCGCATAAAACGCCGCCCGAGCTCACGGCGGCACTGCGCAACAACGTCTTTATTTTTTCGGGACTGAAAACCTACCATTCGCTCTCGGAGGTCGGCCTGTCGCTCACCGATGAGGAGGGCAACACCAAATCCTTTGCCGATTTTCACCGTGACGTAAAGGCCATAGATGCCCGTTATAACAGCAACTACCTCTATGCCGAATACAATCATGCCGTCCATTCCGCACAGATGGCCGTGAAGTGGCACGACTGGGAGAAGGACGGCGACGAGTACGACCTGCAGTACCGCACGGCGGGAGACGAGCGCGTGCGCGAGGCGCACCGCAGGCTCG